TAACGATGAACTGCTGCTCCACGTCTCAATAATTTCTGCTGGCGATACAGCTATCGGTGAGATGGTAGCAGATGCGGTATCGAGCGTCGGTAAGCTCGGCAGCGTCGCTGTTGTCGAAACTCCAGAAAATCAGATATCGTCTGAAACGATTAACGGATTTACTTTTAAAAAAGGGCTACGAGTGCCTGCTCTAGCAGACAATCTACAGACGCTGCGCACTCAGTATGACAATCCAGCCATCATCGTTTTGCCGAAGCTGATTTCTAAGAGTGAAGATATCTTGCCCATCCTTGACAAATGCTTGCGCGCTGATAAATCGCCTATTTTGTTAGTTGCCGACGTATCTGGCCAAGCATTAGAGACTATCGTAGCTAATAAACTTAAAGGTAATTTAGATATTGCTATCGTTGAGCCAATCGCGCTAGACCGCGACGCGTTCTTGAATGACATAGCTAAATACGCCTCGACAGAGCAATACACTGGTAACGCCGATGATTTTGACGTTGAAAAATATGTAGGCACTGTAAACTCTGCCTTTGTCTCATTAACAGAAACCACGCTGACAGGCTGTCTCTCGCCAGATTCATTAGCCGAATATGCTAAAAGCGTTGATTCAGCCGAACGCCGCGAGCGACTGCTCGGCAAAACCGTAAGAATTTCTGTCGGTGCACCAACTCAAGCTGAACGTCAAGAACTAAAACTTCGTATTGAAGATGCTGTTTGCGCAGCTCGCACCGCCTTTGACTATGGCGTTTTACCAGGCGGCGGCGTATTTTTGAAAAAACTAGAGCTCGATTATTTTAAGAAGCCGTTTGAATTATTGACTAACCGTTCCGCTAATGATTCAGTTTTTACTAGCAACGTTGGGACTAATATTGAAACTGGCGAGACTGTAGATGTAGTGAAAGCTGGCATTGTAGACAGTGCGAAAGCCATCGAAGAGGCAGTGATTAACTCACACTCAGCAGCCGCGCAGCTACTATCAGTTAAATTAGCGCTGCCGTTCGTTGAAGATATGGAATAGATATGCTATTTATCGTATTTACAATCGGCATTATGCTGGCATACCAAATCAAGCAATTTCGTGAATTGAGCGCAAAATTGACTCGCTCGATCGACATGATATCTGACAGCCAGCGAGACCTGTTTAGAAAGCTTAGCGATTTTGAGAAAACTATCAAAAGCACGCCGTCTGTTACGCCGCCATTTGAGGCGGCCAATCGCAAAAAATCGCAAGGCGCCTCCACTAAAAACCGCGTCCTTATGAAAACCGCAGACCAAATTCGTTACGAAAATAGAAAAAAACTAAAGGAGGGCCAATCGTACGGCTACTTAGACTGAGATGAGCTACATAAAAAATGGAGTTTATTATCGGAATAGCGAGCCTAACGCTCAGCAGCAGACAGATACTACTATAGCTGGAATTCACGAGCAATTCGTTCTCGAGCGTCAAGCTGAAGCGCACGCTCACAATCTGATACAACCATACAACCGCGATGGATCGCCCAATCAAGACTTTATCGATTATTTCCCAGATGATGCGAAAAATTATGGCTTTATAAAAGAGGAGGGCGAAAATGAGCCAGAACAGCAATGATTTATCAGATTTTCAGACTTTACGAGTCAAGAACCAGCAGGCAGATATTATCTGCGACATTTTAAATTTAAGCGCAGGCATGGACTTTGCCGTCCGAAATATTAAAGATAGCGAGATTTCTAAAGACGCTCGCAAACTGATTTGCGATTTGATTAGGCAATCATACACGGCATTCGCCGCACGCGCTTCATTTCAAATTCTACAAGACGAAGGCTTAGTTAAGCCTGATGAGGCAGTAGCAGATTATGCCTATAATTTCGACCTGCCAGACGACGACCACGACGACTTGATCATTTTTTATAAAAAGCGCGCATAACTACCGTTTAGATAAACTGACCATGCTTTATAACCCTGTCGCAAATAAATATCGTGCGCGCACTTGATTAAAGTTGCAGTATTGAGCGTATCGCAGTGCTCACGGCCAGGCAAGATTCGTACTTGCAAAGGACCTAGACTATAACCATAGGTCCGACCGTTTTGTTGAAAAGTCAAATGATTATCACCACGAGCGTTTGCTCGACAGTTACTCTCAGCCTTGCTTATTGCAGTCATGATGTTAATATCCCAGCCAGAATACTTAGCAATCTCAGCTTTGACTATCTCGCAATTAGTCAAAGGCTTTGAGGAGGAGGCGACAACCTGTGTTATCGCCTCTGCCTGTTTTATTTGCTTGGCTGGACTTTTGCTTTTAAAGAATCAGATACCTCAACGCGTACAGTAGAACTGCTATTATTACTATTTAGATATTTAGTTCCAGCTAATACTCCAACTGCTAAACCAGTCGATAACGCTATGACAGCTGCTGCTATCACTGTTTTAGTACGACTGCACTTCGATACGTATAGAGCGTCGATGGCGCGGCGAGTAGCATCGTCTGATTTGTAGATTACGTTGATGTTTTCGTTCTTAGATTTGTTGATATTTTTAAACATTTTATAACCCTTTCTTTTATGCTTATGCTAGCATTATAGCATATGCAGTATGTATTGTCAATAGGTAGGTGCACGATTGATTTGTTATTTGGTGCGAATCCAACGTCGCCACAAGGCATGAAAATTGATTTGCAGACGATTAATTGCTTTGAACCGTTCGTATTGATGATGCATTAAATCGATCATTCCCTCGTTAGTCAAGTTTTCTAGTTTAGTTTCAATATCACTCACGTCAGTTATCCTACTTACGCTTTTTAAATTGGTTGATAATCATTGCGATGGTCAGCCCAATCAAGTACCAGCCGATGAAACATACAGCTGCTTGCATTATACCTCGCTTTCTTTAAGTTTTTTCTTAGCTGCTCGCACCTTAGCGCTGGCGAGCGCACCTTTTCGTCCACGTTCGCTTAGCTGCTCAGGTGTTAGATTCTGCGTTGTTTTGCGGCCGCGAATTTTCTGATCGAAATTGTCTACGACTATATCGTGAATGATAATCTCGTCGAGAGGGCGTCCATGAGCCGTCATCCAGCCTACAATTAGCTCAGCTGATGTTTTAGGCTTCTCGGACTTTATTACCGTAGTGCGGTGTCCTAAGCCGTTGTCGTACGTATTATTCCAGCGAATTACTATTTTCAATTTTAAAGATACCCTTTCTTTTATTGATTAGTTATTGCTAGTCAGATTGTTGACTGTCGCACCTTGTGATTTATCTGTGCCGTTTCTTATCTAACTGTCTTTAGTATAGCAAGCCGGCTTGTAAAAGTCAAGGGTTTTTGTGAAAATTGCAGAAGATTTTGTTTATTGTATAATTATAATTATGGTACGTAGAAATAATAATCCAAAAGGCAAAGGTGGTTTCGGCGATCACCCAGAAAATCGTAGTAACGGAAAATGGTCAAAAGAGACGTCAGTCTCGTATTGGTATAACAAGCTGGGACGAATGGATAACGCTGAATTCAAGGAATTCAAACCAGCTAACCCATTTCAAGAGATAGCTTATAAACGCGTTCAAGCAGCTATATCTACTGCTGATGGCGAGCTAGCTCTTAAAAACACTAAAGAGATAACTGATCGCGTCGAGGGACGACCTAAACAGGATATCGACGTAGATATCTCTGGCGACGCTGCAGTAGTTATTAAAGGATTTATTATACCTTCAGCACCTAGCGATTTTATCAACGACGACATTAAAAAACAGGCTGGTGAAGAGTATTTGAAGTAAAAATATGCGCTGGGTGGTATATTTTGGACGTTTTTCAGAAAAAGAGACAACGAAAATGCGGGAAAATGAAAATAGCCCTCAAAATTTAATATCAAATATGAGATAAGTATGGCGAAGCGCAAACGTGTAAACAACGAAGTATTGAGTTTAAATCTCGCTAATCAGTATCGCGAACAGGGGTACTGGGTTCCATTTCCGGGCCCTCAAACACTCGCTATCGCGCTGAGCCGCGACAAGCGATACCGCGAAATCCTATTCGGCGGCGCTCGCGGACCTGGTAAAACTGACGCCTCGATAGCAATTCTAGGCGAGCGTCTAGGTGATCCGCGCACTAAACAGCTAGTCATTCGTCGCAACGCTGAGGATTTAACCGACTTTGAGGACCGCGCAGAGATTGCGTTTCGTGCGATGGGAGCAAAGCTGCGTCGCAAGCCGATGACAATCTCAGGTGGCAATAGACACCGAATTGGTAGAATCCTCGGTGGACACCTCAAGGACGATGACGCCTACTCGAAGTATCAGGGACACGAGTATCACCGTATCAATATCGAGGAGTTAACTCAAATACCTCGCGAGGACATGTATCTCAAATTAACTGGCTCTGCGCGCTCGAAATATCCAGACTTATTCCCGCAAATTTTCTGCACCACAAACCCTGGCGGGATTGGTATGGCATGGGTCAAGAAACGTTTCGTCACGCCTGATCCGAAAACTACGATTAGAATCAAGCATCAGTATCGTTGGATAGATAATAAAGGCGTCGAACAGGTAACGAATTGGCAAACTATAATCGATAAGAAAACAGGTCTGTGGCGCGCGTACGTGCCAGCCACACTCGACAGCAATCCGATACTGCTCGAGAATGACCCTGAATACGTACAATATCTCGAGTCGCTTCAAGAGACTGACCCTGAGCTCTATCAAGCATGGAGGCACGGAGATTGGGACGTGCAGTTCGGTGCTGTATTCGATGACTTCAAGCACAACCTACACGTATTTAGCAGCTTTTCAGACTGGGGCATTAGCTCTAAAGACTTTAAAGGCTCGTTTAGAATTGCTGGAATGGACTGGGGTTACAACGATGAGTGCGTAATATTGTGGTCGACATTCGACAGAATCACTGAAAATCAGGAGCGAGCGTTCATTTACCGCGAGCGGCACGACAATCACAAGAATCCGCAGTGGTGGGCCGATGAGTTTGCTAAAATTCAAGAGAAGGACCCTGTCGATGTTTTAGCACTGCCGCATGACGCTTTTTCGCATTTAGGAGGCAACAAACCTATCGCTGACGTATTCAAGCAAACGCTGCAAGCCCTGCCAGCTGATAAGCGTCCGCGAATAGTCAAGTCTAGCAAGCTAGTTCGCGACGTCAAGAAATCTGCTATCAACAGTCTGCACGTTATGTTTGCTCCGGCCAAAGACGGCAAACCGTCTATTCAGATTCACCGCACGTGTGAATACCTGATTGAAACATTACCGACGATTATTTATGCTAAGGATTCTGGTGGTGAAGAGCTAGACAATAACAACGTCGATCACGCTCTAGACGCGCTATTCTATACTCTACTGACAGCTAACCGCGAGCGCGGCATGCTGCTGAACAAATCAGAACTCAAAGCCAAGCCGAATTTGTCGTTTGTCGGCGGACAAAAAGTCAATCTGAAAGATATCGGCCTAGACCTTAACGATATGATTAAACGTGGCAACCGTAAAAATAAGGATTGGCGTACGATTTAATTTTCCTTATTTTTAATAGAGGTAGGATACAATTAGTGTGATAATATTGAGATATGAACGATGAATCTCAGCTATTTTCAGACGGCAGCGTCAATGATGTTACTGAAGATACAGGTGTAGTTGATGAACGGTCGTCTCTGTCGCTAGATTTAGACGATAAAGCTTTGATTGGCAATTTTAAGCGTTGGATATCCGATTCTCAAACATATTGGGATAGCCGTAAAGGCTACAACCTAAAGTACGCTCGCAATAAGAACGAGCGCTACCTGCTCGGCAAACAAATCGATACGAGCGAGCTTTACGACTATCAGGTGCCGTATACCGACAACCAGATTTATGTAGGTATCCAGGCAATTCTAGCGTACGTTTCGGCCAATACACCATCATGCGAAGTAGTGCCTGAAGACGACACTACGCAGTCTCTAGTGATGGCGCAAGATTTAGAGACGGCTATCAACATTCACTGCGAAAAATTCAAACTTAGCGACAAGATTAAAGCAGTAGCGCGCAATCTCTATGTTCACCGCGTAGGTGTTATTAAGCTAAAGTATGACGATATCACAAAAGATATCGTGCCTGTCGTGGTTGACCCGCGCCGTTTGATTCTTGATAAGGATTGTCGTCTAGGCGAGAATCCGACATTCCTCTGCGAAATCTGCACAGATTCTGTAGCGACGCTGCTGCGTAAGTTCCCTGAAAAAGAATCAGAAATCATGCGGCAGCTTGGTCGCGAGCGCAAGACTAACAAGCTGCTCAACGAGATTGTCGCCTATAACGAGATTTGGTTTACCGATGAATCAGCGCCAGATGAAGAGCGCGAATGTGTAGCTTGGTATTTTGGCAACGTAGTACTTGATAAACGCCGCAATCCTAATTATTTGTACAAGAATGAGGGTCTAAGCATTAAAAATTTCGTAGACTTGCCGACTAAGCCATACCTATTCTTCAACTACCTCAATGATGGCTCGAGCCTAATCGATCAGACTTCGCCTATCGAGCAGGCAATCCCGCTACAGGATGCTCTGAATAAGCGCGGCCGACAGATTATCGAGAACGCCGATACAGCTAACAGTGTGCTCGTATTTAAGTCTGAGGCGCTCAACGAAGAGGATGCTGCTAACTTAACCAGAGACCCTCGACAGGTGCTACGCCTCGATACTCAGCCAGAGCAGCCGATTCAGAGCGCTTTTGGCGAGATATCGCCGCATTTATTGCCAAGTTACGTTATCGAGGATTATCAGAACACGAAAAATGCTATCCATAACGTTTTAGGCACGCCAAGTCAGTTCCGCGGCGACGACAGCAAACGCGACGTCGGCACGCTGGGCGAGGCTAAGATGATTCAAGGCCAGGCTGGCGGACGGCAAGATGAGGTGATCCGCTGCTTAGAAAGCGGGCTAGACGACTACTTTAGGCTGCTGGTTCAGATGATGAAAGTCTACTATGACGAGAGCAAATCGTTCGCTACACGCGACACAGACGGTAAATTCGTCTCTGTGCAGCTGTCTCGCGCAACTATCCCGAACATTGCCAACATTTCGATATCGCACGGCTCGCTCTTGCGAGTAGACCGCGAGCGGCGAGAAAACGTGGCTATGAATTTGGCTAAGATGGGATTGATTGACCCATACACGCTTTATAAAGACCTATCGCTCAAAGATTCGTCAAAGCGCTATGGTAATCTTGTGCAGTTCAAGGTTGACCCAATGTCGCTACTAAACGAAATTGATTCAGAAGTGTCAGACAGAGAGGCGTATATCGACTTTAGTGTATTTATGAACGGCGGCGAAGTAAATATTCGCAACAACATCAAACCTAGCTACATTAAAGCTGCTCGCCAGTTAATGCTGACAGATGAGTTCCTCTATGCAGATGAGAACAATCGGCAGAACTGGATTGATTTCATTAAGAATAGTGTCGTTGGTCTAGCGCAGCGCGCCAAACTAGAGGAGGACGACCAGCAGGGGCTGCTAGTTGACCCTAGCCTGCCAATCACGCCAGAGCCGCCAGAGCCAATGCCTCAGCAACAGCAGATGATTCCAGCAGGGCAGCAGCCAATAGATGCCGGACAGATGCCAGCTATGCCGCAGATGGGTGATATGCAAGCTCCACAGATGCCGCAAGATGCTGGTGTGTTGAGTGTTTTGCTAGGAGGCGGTAATGAGCAGCCTGAGCCGATTGTTTAGCGGAATATTCAAGAACGCCGGCGACGACGTTGCTGACAAAATAGCGTCTAATTATTCTGACGACGTTATTAAGTTTATGTCCAAAAACAGCGCTGATGATATTGCTGATAAGTACGGTAATTTAATCGCAACTCACCAACTAACGCCCGAAAAACTGCGTGGAGCGGCTGATTTAGGAGGTTTTGTGCAGCCGTCTATGGCTGTTGTTGACGCCAATAAAGGCACCAATTTTTTGCCAGGTAGCGACTTTGGCGACATTGTCATGGTGGCTAATCGAGATATGGTAGACCCAGCTAATGCAGCCTCTAAAGTGGTGCTTGGCGACCGAGATATTTATTCGCCGCGTTTTCCAAACACAACATATAAAATGAACGATGATGCGCTGAGAGAATTTGCGGCAGCCAATAATATGTCCAACGCCTCTGCTAGGAGTAATTTGGACCTGGACGAGCTTTACAGCCCAGCCATGCGAGACGCTTTTCAGCTGCAAAATCCGCAATTTGCTGATGCATACACGTCAGAGATTAGAGGCAATCCTGAATTTAATAAATTTGCTCAAGAGAATCTTGATAAATTACGCGGCGACAAAATAATAAAATATACTAATAAACGCGGAACAGAAAAGGAGCTGCCTCTTACAGCCCAAAATGCAAGTGACGCCATGAATGAACTAGCTGCTATTAGCGGTGAGCAGGGGTGGACACCTCCTAATACGCAAGCCTACATTGACAACACAAGAAAGCTCAATAGCTTAGATGATTTATATAAAAATAAGTACAGGTTAATAGATAATCGAACTGGAGAAGCGACAAAAGAGGTTGCTGACAATTTATTTAGCAACGTTCTTGAGCGCGTCAAAGAATCTGACTTACCGCAATTTGAGGGGCTAAACTTTGGGCTAGATGATAGCGCTGCAGAGTACCTTAACGACGCACTGAAAAGTCCCAGCAAGCTAAAAGCCGCTAAGAGCGAGTTGCCTAAGGACATCGCAGATGACATAACTAATTTAAAAAAATTTTACAGAGAAGTGCCCGTTTCGTATTTTGAAGCAAAGCCCCGCCGCGTAGTTGGCGGCAACGAATTCCATAGCGCCTATATTCCAGAAGGCTCGTCACAGCAAGTAATTGACGATTTGAAAAAGTTAGGCGTCAATAACATCAATAAATACGTCGATAAAGGTGATTTAGATTTGGCGCTATCCTATTTAGCTAAGACTGGCAAGCGCGGCAAATCACCGTACGTGTTGGGGCTTGGCGCTTTAGCTCCTGCCGCTGGGCTCGCAGAATATTTAGGAGACCCGCAGCAGAACTCTGCCTAATTGCTAATCATTGAACAATATTGTATTATAAAATCAACACTAATTTTAAAAGGAGGGCATAGTGAGCAGCGAGCTGCAAGAACTAGCAGACAGCCTAACTGAGGATGATTTTGCTCAAGAGAGTGAATCTCAGGAGGAAAACGATACTCAAAACGAAAACGCAGACGAGCCAGACAGCGACGAGACTGAAACTGGCGAAAGCAACAGCACCGACAACGAAGCTCCTGATGAAAAGTCTGAATCAGACGACGAGACTGAAACAGATGAGGACGCTAACGATACCGACGAGACGCCCGATGAACCAGCTGGCATGTCTGACGAGGATTTTCAGAAAGAGTTGGAGCGCCGCGGGCTGAAGGCTGTTGATAACAAGGAACAGCCTCAGCAGCCCCAACAACAGCAACCGCAAGAGCCGCCGTTTTGGGATAAGCGGCCAAAAGAGGTTAGTGAAGACGCGTGGGACAGAATGGACGCAGAGCGCCGATTTATCTATCATAAGCTGCCATACATCTCCGTTCGCGACAAGGACGGTAATGTACACCGCGTGAAAACTCCTGAGCAGTTGCCAGATGGATTTGAAGCCGCCGACGACAGGGAGCGCTCTCGGTTTAACTCTGAAATACAAGTGCAAACGCAACGCGCTGAAGAGATGAGGCGAGAGATTAAAAGGAATCGCGAAGAATATGAGCAGCGACAGGTTTCTCAAAAAGAATCGCAGGAGATTGTCGAGGGTATAGAAGCTTTAGTCAAACAAGGAATTGTTCCAGAAATTAAAGCTAAGCTAGGCACAGCTGAGTTTGACAGCGATGCTGGCGTAGCGCGCGCTAACGAGATTATCAACTTGCAGCGTCAATTGGCGCAGCAAGGCGAAAAAGTATCTGTGGTAACAGCTGGATTTTTGTTTAAAGCAATACACCCAGAGCTTTACGCTGGCGAGACTTCAAACGTGAAGCGAAAGACTAGCTCGGCGGCCGATAAGGAGCGCAAACAAATCTCGCGCAATGTCGCAGGTAAATCCAGTAGAGGCACGCAGAGTAAGGTTAATAATGCTACCAGCCGTCCATCTGGACGGTATGCTGGACAAGGGCTATCCTCGCAACAACTGGCTGAAATGTTTGCAGATGAATTTGATGATTAAAGGAGTTTATCAAAGATGAATGATTATATTGAGCAACAATTAGAACAAGAGCTAAAAGGCAGCGTAAGCGCGCCAGGCTCAGCCAGCAAGACACTGGCGCAAGAATTGTCTGAAATGTTCCGCTCAGACGACTACGTAATAATTAAAAATCCATTCAAGCATAAAACAGGCTGGATTTATGTAGACCCGCACGATGAGGTCGTTGAGGAGCCTAATCAGAATACACGTCGCGTGTATCATGGACCTCGGCAAATACGAGTACTCGACGAGGGCGCTAGCGTTACTGTGCGCGGCTGGGAAGCTTTAGTCGCGTTAGATCGTCTGTTTAAAGAGTATGCTCAGGAAAAGGGTAATTTGAGCATGGTCGCGACAGACGCGCAGGCGCGGCAAGAATTCTTGAGCTTAGCTTATGGCGGTGTATTCGATCCAGCTAGCCAAAGCTCAGCTCCAGTAAAAGATAAGGTAAAAAGTGCACCTAAAAAACAAACAGCTAAGCCAGCTAAGAAAAAGCCAGCTGACCTCGAGCTAGACGACACAGAGATTGAGGACCTAGGTTTTAGCGAATAGACAACAGTTTTTTCGCCCTCCGTGCTAATCTAATAGTATAGGAGGGCGAAAATGAATAATATAAATAAACTGCCAGAAATCAATGTGTTCTGAAATATCCGCTAAAGAGTTCGGCATGATGCAATCTGACATAGCACATGTTAAAGACGAATCCAACAAGCATACCGTCATGCTTGAAAAAATAAATGAGAAGCTGGACAATCTGGCACTTAAGCGCGAGCTCGAGGAGTACAGAAAAGAGACCGATGAATCATTGGCTAGTTTAAAAGAATTAAACAACAAGCTGACAAATAATTTTTTAATAAAAGTGATTGTACTGTCCGAGAATAAGATATTGAACTTTTTTGCTGGTACAGTCTTTACTCTGTTTATCGTAGCCACGGGATTGAATGCAATGCAGATGGCACAGCAGTTTTTTCAGCAATCTAATGTTATTAAAGGAACGATTGACGCTAAGGAGAGGAAATAATGGAACAAGCGATCAACTGGATGCTATCTCGTGTCGGTAAAGTTAGCTACTCGATGGAGAATAGAAACGGCCCAGAAAGTTACGACTGCTCAAGTGCAGTCTATCATGCCTTAAAAGCAGCTGGTATCCTACCTGCTAATACGCCGATCGGTTGGACTGGACGAATGTTTAGCGACCTGCCGGCTCACGGGTTTTCTGAAATACCAGCCGACGCTAACGGCACGATTGATGCTCAGCGCGGCGACATTTTCCTCTGGCTAATCTCTGGAGATTGGACGACGCCAGGCGGCGGAGCTCACACAGGCATATTTATCAACCCTAACGATATCGTTCATTGTAATTTTAGCTACGGTATGAGCATTAATAACCACGACGCCTTTGCTAGCGCTGCTGGCGTAAAGCAACTGCGCGTATTTCGTTACAGAGGTGGTAGCTCTAATCCTCCAGCACCAGTTGCGCCAAATAATCCAGTAGATCAAGACCTTGAAGTTGGTAGCTGGGTGAGGTTCGATGGGATTTATCAGGTAGACGACATGCAAATAGTTGATGGTGTTTGGCAAGCTCGCAGTAGCGCTTTGTGTAAACGAGACTTTACGTGGTCAGACAACGGCGTACCAGTAGAGCCGCTAGTCGAGGTAGACCGCGCAAGCTATGCCACACCAGACCAAGACTTGAATGTCGGCGAGCTATTCAAGATACCTGGTAAATATCGCGTGCTTGACCTAGGCAAGAGCGATACAAGCGAGCAGTGGATGGCAAAACTTCATATTGGCGGCATGGACTGCTGGATTGACGTGGAGCCGATGACTGAAATCAGCGAAAATGACGCAGGAACTCCTCAGCCTCTCAAAAAGCAGGTAGAGGCGCCAAAAAACGAGCAGCCTGAGAGTTCGCAGGAGCCGCCGAAACAGCCTGAAACGAATAATCAGCCATCTCAAGATGTAACGCCTCCTGCAGAGCCAGGAAATGGGCAATCTGAGCAAAATCCTAAAGATGGGAGCGGTGAAGTGGAAAAACCAGCTGAAATAGGTAATAAACCATTAATATTAACGGAGGAGCAAATGGCTCAGCTAGAAAAATTCCAAGAAAATATTAACAAACAAGTAGGCGATGCTGAATACTCGCCGACAATCTCAACGCAAGTAAAAGACAAGGTTTACTTTGTTACAGACATTGGTATTGCGTTAGCAGGTATGGTAGCTGTTGTCACGTCGGTGTTTATTCCTAGCCGAATTACTGAGATATTTGCTGTTGCTGGAGCTATCACGGCATTCTTAGGCAATATGAAAATCATATTCAAGCTAAGTTCTAAAAAATAGGAGTATAGGGTGAACTTCGGGTGGCAAGCTTTATTTCGCGATGAGCGGCTGATAGAGTGTCCCAACTTTGAGGAGGAGGAACATTTCGTACAGGATTTGGTAGATTACTTGTACGGAACGCTCGATAACCCAAAAAAACACTATCTTGAATATTTCAGTCTGTATGTAAATGGACAAAAGTACACCGTCGATTTCGATTTCGACGGTGATGCTTATATCTCAACACCAGACGATAGAATTCTAATGACAGACTACAAAATACGTTCATCGCGGCCGATTTATAGTAGAATTCAAGGGGTATGCTGCTTAGGATTTGAGGGGATTAACACGTGTGGAGATTTAGATGGCAAAGCTGTAGCAGTATTAGCAAACGGCAATTATATACCGCTGAGTTATGCAACTCCAGACCGTGCTATTATAAAGCTAGAACATAATAAGGAGATAACTCATGACAGCAATAGCAGAGTGGTATGAAGACAATGGCGCGGCCACTGGAGCGCCAGCTAAAGGTGCTACGCGCACTAAGACAGGCGATAATAACAGTCGCAGTGATTTCGTAGCGGTAGATAGTGCGACAGCTACTAAAGCTACCTCGCGCATTATTGCAGGACAAAATAGCTTCCATAAATATCGGTTCGTAAAATTTTCTGGCACATTTAACGAGGTGTCGGCAGCGAAGTTCGCGCACACTGCTGGCTCGCTTGGCTCTGGACTGTCTATCGTGGGCAAGGTTACCAGTACTTACGCGACACCAGCCAGAGACGCATTGGCTGGCGCTACCAACATCAGCACGCCTACGCAGATTAACAATGGCATGAACGTGCAGTTTTCTACAACTGGGCCTGAGGGCGCGGCAGCGAATAAGTTAACCGCTGCTGGCTACAGCCAATACCTGGTAACGCAGCTTCAGACGCAGAATACGGCCGCTAAGGGCGACATCGGCGACATGACGATGACTCTGCAGTGGAACGAGAATTAATTAATACACAGGAGGCAATACAATGCTTAAATACCTTTGGGAAGCGACGTTTTTAGACGGACATACTATCACGCAGCCAGCTGATGATAGATATTCTAAACACGATGATAAGGCCGAGCATAACCCGTCGGCTTTTCGTGATATTTTAGATTACCAAAAAAAGTCGCCGCTGGCGTTTTTTGCGCTGATTGGACAAGAGAAACCAAATATATACGCAGTGTCTATTGTGAATGGCGGCTTTTATGTTAATAATGCCACCTTTAGTCTTGAGCAATCGCCGCTAGAGCTGAAAGACCGCAAACTAATCTACTTCCGCACACAACAGGCTAATTTGCAAACAGGCGAAGTGCAGACTAAATCATATAACTTTGGATATGAGGGCAAGGACAGCAACGGCAAGACTGTCAAGAAAGTGATGACCATTTATGAATAAAAGAAATTTACTCAACCTTGTATTGCTAGGCCAGCTATCGGTGGTAGACACGATTGTGCGTTTTGATTCAAATTATACTAGTATATTGCCGGAACCGCCGTTTTATATGACGATTTCTCCGCCTGGACAGCTAAGCACCCCACTCAACAGCGAGATAGTTTTGGTGACACAAACTGACTATGGTTTTGTGATTGTCGAGCGCGGGAAGAAGGGCACTGACGCAAAGCAATTTGAGAATGGGGCTATTATGTCGAGCGGTATCTATGCAGAAACCGCGCCAGCTATCGGCGATATCGTCATGACATTAAATGCAGCACCAGCGTCTGGCAGGTTGTTCATGAACGGAGGCACTCATAACGAATCAGATTTTCCTCTGCTATACGACCATGTCAAGAACAATTCAGCATATGGTATTGTGACATCTACAACGTTCACGCTAGCCGATATGAGACAGAGGTTCCCACTGGGGCTATCTGCTTCTGGAGTGAGTAATGTCCTGGGCAGCAAGGGCGGCTTTGAGAGAACTCGTCACGTGAACACTTTGTGGGGTATAGCTGCTGGAGCTTTCTGCCAGAGTGGAATTAAATACCTGAACAGCATAAAGCCACTACTTGACCAATGGCTGACTGGCGATGGCTCATCTAGTGAGCTAACATATAAATCCAGTGTAGCTAATGCGGGCGGAGTTCTGGGGCAGGAGGGTAATAATCCAATCGAGATGCTGCGGTATGAGTACACGTCGAGCAATATGCCTCCATATATCGTTGTGAATTATGAGGTTGTAGCGGGGTGATATGAATGGCGCAGTATATATTCGACTATCGAGACGGCTCTACTCCTAACGTATCTGATTGGTCTTTTAGGCAAGGAAACGGCGGTCATAGATTATACACTGAGGCCGGCTCTCTAAGTCTGGAGAGTACTAGTGCGGGCACAAAGGTGGCGGCATTTAACCCGATAAACGGGATTAATGATGTCGAAGCTCTAGTAAGGTTTACCCTGTCTAGCGACCGAGGCAAGCAGGGTATTGTGTCTTTGCGCTATGGCGGCACTACCGAAGCAAACACCACCGGATATACGCTATCTGGGTCTATTATTGGAGATAAGGGCCATTTGTCTATCGATGAGGGCGGTACTGGCAACTTTTCGTGGACACCGTGGAATTATTTGCCGAACGTAACTTATTGGGCCAGATTTAGGGTTAATGGCAGTACGATGCAAGCCAAGGTGTGGACGGACGGACAGCCCGAGCCTGCCAACTGGATGCTCAATGCCACCAATACAGCGCGCCCAACTGGCAGTTATTCTGGTTTACACACCTATATGACGGGTACGGTTAGATATTCGTTTATCTCGTTTGGAACAAACGGCGATACAGCGCCAAGAGCTGTAAATAACACAACATACAAAGCTGGCGCAAAGATAGCTTATCCGCAAGCGGCTCCTATTGATACGCCAGGGCTTTTCTGGGGCGGCTATGGTAGCGTCACAGCTTATGGTAATGGCGGATATGGTACTGTCGCCATACCGTCGTACGTGGAGGTAGAGAGTGCTTATTTGGCTAGTGGGCGCATTGAGGGGGCGGAAAACACCAAATATGTTTCTAATGCTACTATCCAACATGTTCAGAGCAACCGATACTCTGCTGGTGCTATAATTGAACGCCAGATTTTATCAAGCTATAAGACTAATGCCACTGTACAATATCAGATTAGTACTGGATACAAGGCGTCGGCCGCTCTGGATATTAACCGTGCAGTGGAATATATAGCTGGCGCTGAGCTAGACTCGTGGCATATTCCTGGCAGCTCTAGCTACAGCGTTGGTGCACGAATTGAGGGCAAAACTGAATTAAAATACAATACTTCCGCTATCGTTGATGAAATTAACAGTAGTAGATACATAGTAAGTGCCATTATTGTTGATGAAAAGACAACAGAGTATGTATCTGGGGCAACTATCGTACAAGAGTCGTCGATAGTATATATATCTAGCGGATATATAGGTCTTACTGACGATATATCATATGCTGCAGGCGCTTGTATTGAGCAAATAATTAACTTGGATTATATAGCGAGCGGTTTCGTCTCTGACAGACCTGGAGTTTGGCAAGAAACCCAAAATGGCACGGCTCAGGCGTGGAATGAGAACACAAACGGCATGGGTCAAGTTTGGCAAGAAACCCAAGGCGGTACAGCCCAATTGTGGAGCGAGGATGTATAATTGAGTTAAGGAGAACAAGAGACATGTTGACTTGGACGGAAATGAAAAAAGAGGCTGCGGACCTTTGCGGTTTATACGAAGACTCGCGGGAGATAGCAAAAATAGCTGCAGATATAAATACCGGTATTAAGATGTTTAATAATGCCGCTCGACGCTATTGGACACGTAAAGAAAAAACGTCAAAGATTGTAGCTGGAGTCTCCTCTGTAAAACTACCTGGTGATTTATTACGAGTTTCCGAGTTATCTATCGATTCAATGCCGCTGATCGAGATACATAGCGAGAAAGAGTGGCTGTGTATGAATAGCACGAAGTCGTCTGGACGTCCTAGTGCATTCTTTGTCAAAGATAGCAGCAAAATGGAACTATATCCAGCCGCTGGCGGGGAATATACGCTTAAACTGTCGTATGAGCCGAGAATGGCAGATTTGTGTATTGAAGATTTCGAGATTATTACAAATGTAGAGCACGATAGCGATACAATAACAGGCAATTTTGACACTGATATGTTTAGCAAACTCCCTAACCAGTGCTACGCCTCAATTGATGGGGGGTATGATGGTTTTTGGTACAAAATTATAGGTATTTCTGGTAGTAACAGTATTAAATTAGAGCGACCATATACGGGGGTATCAAAACATGGATTGAAAGTGCGTATCGGACAGTGCCCGACGTTCCCCGAAGAGTTTCATCACGCGCCTGTCTACTTCGCAGCGCAGCAATTCTTTTTAATGCGCAAAGACCTGGAAAGCTCCAGTATGTACAAACAACTTTACGACAATGCCTACAACGAATATAGGCGTGTGTACGGCGACAAGACAACAGGCGG